GCTTCGATACCTATCATTTGCAACTGAATCAGTCTGTCTATTTTTGATATTATTTAAATATCTTATCCCAATGAGATGTAAAATTACCTTGATCATCTGATTCTAGTAATACAATCTCTTGGTATAATCGGATTCATATTTCCAGATAAAACCTTTACATTTAGCTTTTCTTCCAGCACAACAATGTGATATTGAAGATTGATTTACATTATAAAAAATAGCAGCTTCTTTAATTGAATTCCATTGTTTAATAAAATTTAAATTTTCATCTAATTGAACAATTTTTCTACAAAATCTTTTTGTTGTTTTAGGTGCTTTACCTTTATGTGAAATACTCATATTTTTACAATGTTCTTCAGATTTCTTTTTACCTTTGTTTCCAATTGAAATTTTATTTCTTGTTTCTTGTGATATAACTCTACCTAATAAAAAATTTGAAATTTGCTGTTTTCTTTCTTCTGAATGTTTCATACCACTTCCACCTTCTCCGCCAATTGTTGTATTTGTTAATTTAAATCCCCATGTCTTACATTGAGAAATCCAATATTGTTCCCAAAAAATCCAATTATTTTCATCAACAGTATCTAAAATTAATAATTCTGGAATTTTACCATTTAATGATTTTATCCAATTACATTTATGAGTTTTTTGTTTTTCATATAAATGTGCTTGTAATCTCTTTTTAGGACAATGTATTGTTTTACCTACATATTTAATTTGTTCTGTATTAGGATCTATTAATGCATAAATTGTTACCATTTTGTATATTTTTTATATACAAAGATAACTATAATAAATGACAATTCCTAATTATTTTACAAATATTTTATCCCAATTGATGGTTAAATTACCACCTTTATCAGACTCAATTAATGTAATTTTAGCATCCTTCAAATGATCACATCTTGAACCACAAGTGACAGATTCTGAAGGTTTGAAATTGACGATTGTTTTATTATCTTCACGGTACATATACCCTATAGCATCTACATTTGCTGATAAAATTGCAGCAGATTTTCCAAGTAAGTCAATTCCACGCTCAGTCATTTCTTTTCCCTCCTTCTCCAAAAGTTTATCTTTCAAATGTGCCAAAATTATTAAAGTGTCAAAACATTCACTTAATTCATCTAATACTAACCATAATGCAGTTCTAGAATATTGATAACCTGCACCATTTGGTAAATCTAATACGTTTTCGCCTTGAAAATTGCGTCCCTGGGTAGTTTTCTTATATAAACTTAACGCAACAGGCATCACCATTTCCTCAAGTATGGAAATTGTATCGATAGCACCAAAGTGATATACGAATTTACCTGCTTCCTTATTAGCTTTTTTAATTTTATCAACAACTTCTTTTAAAACCTTTATCGGTTCAATACTTTGTTCTTCAGATATTTTTTTAATGTCAATTTTAAGAGCATCTAAATAATTAGTACCTCCTTCTAAATCTAATATTAAGCAATTATCTAGATTACTTATAGCAGTTGATTTTCCTATTTTGGGTTTTCCGAATAATATGATTTTTTTAGGGTTAATTCTACTTGCTTTTACCTTTTCTGTCGGCAAATCTACCATATCTTTTAATTTATTTATTTGTTAATTATTAACAAAGATATAAATCATTTTTAGATATTTTTTATTATTTTTAGATATTTTTATTTTACATCTTCTATTTTACATTGTAAAAATGTTTGCATTGAATTTCCTGTATATTTATACAACATTTCTTTAGTTTTTGGAATTATGTCTTTATATACAAAACTATGACCACCTAATCCATATGAATTATTATTATCAACATTATTTTTAATACAAATCATCATAAATTCTAAATAATCTAACTTTCTTGTTTTAGGTTTACAAATATCTATAAAAAATTGTTCATTATTAAAAGATTCGTTTTCATACCATAATATTCTAATGAAATTAAGTAATAATAGATTTGAGTAATGATATTTCAATAACTTAAATTGTATATATTTAACATTTTTAATAGTTGTAAATTTACAAGGTGTTATTTTATTTAATAAATATATAATTCTTTTACGTTGTTTGTCTGTAATTTCAGGTTCAATATATTTATCAATATAAATATCTTTACCTAAATATTCACTTTTATCTAAACCTGCCCAACAAGAATGATTTAAATTTTTAATTAATTCTTTATTTATTAAATGATATTTATAACATTCGTAACCTCTCATAGTTTTTAATATTTTTCATTATTTTTTAATATTTTTCATAAATTCGTAAACTTTATTTAATTCTGGGTCATTTGGTAAAGGTAATTCTTTAAAGTATGTTACAGCTCCATCAAAATATAATGGACAAACTGTACCTGCTCCACCATCACGAGAGATAATGATTTCCATAAATCTTATTGAATCTTTAAAACGTTGAATATCATAACCCAAATATTCTGGTATTTCATGTTTAAAAGGACTAAAAATTCCAATCATCATATTGCAGTCACGGGCAATCAATTTGTTATCACCAAGGTTAGCGACTGATGGTCGTAATGCACCAGCTTTTTTATGTTCAATATTTTCTCCAGCAATAGCCTGTTGAATAACTACAACAGGTATATAATTAAATCTATTTCTAAGTTTAATTAGATAATCTGAAGATAATAATGAAATACTTTCGTGTAAAGATAGTTGTGTTCCATTTAGTTTTTGAGGTTGAATTAATCCAATATGATCTATAATAATCATAACATACTCTTCAGGATCATTAGGTTCATATCTATCTTCAACTTGAGTTATTTCACCATTTATTACAATATCTCTATGATAAATAGTTCCATTAGCCACGGCATATTTACGAACTAAATCATAAATTCCTGTGGCGTGACGTACTGAATCGATAAATTCTACAATTTCTTCAATTTTATCAAAATATTTTTGATATTTAGAAATAATTTCTAAAACTTCAGAACTTAAAACTTTTTTAGCATGTGTAGATTTCAAGTCTGTTGGAGCAATTCTTAAACCTTCTTTGATATAAAGTATATTTGCAAAACAAGATAACATCTTCTCTTCTTTTGAGAGTTCTAAACTAAAATAAAATATTTTTAATCTTATATCAAGATTATCATCAATTATTTGCTTAACTGTGTTGAATACAAATAAAGCGTCTGCAAGCTGAGTTTTTCCCGCCTTACTTTGAGCTGTAATTTGATAATATTTACCTTGTTCAATACCTGGAGAACTTTCTTCAAATCTTGGTAATTGCCACGGAATACAATTCACTTTACCACTTAAAATCCTTTCTCTTTTATTTACAATATTCTCATATACTCTAGAAAATAGAGATTTTTTTTCTTCACTCATTAATTTATTAGTATTGTTTACTAATAATCTTTAAATTTTAACATTTTTATAATTTTTAATAATTTTTTTAAGATTATTAATTATTTATTTTAACATCTTCTTTTGTTAATCCCATTAAAGTTATAATATCATCAAATGAATGAATACCATTTTTAGGATCATCTGTTTTATTGTATGAACCATTGTATCTAGCACAATATTTAATATAATCACTTTCATTTAAACCCCAATAAAATATCCATTTATGAGCACTATCACATAAAACTAAATTTGTAGAATTATATTTATCTAAGAATTTTTTTATAGTTTTAGCAACTGTTTTACTAGACACTTTAAAATAAGTTTTACTTATTAATACTAAATCATCGAAACTTCTATATTTATTTGCAGTGCATTGTAATTTTGTAAGTTCAGGATCTGTATAAGTAGCATTTACTGATAATTTTCCCCAACCTTTACCATCTAAACCTAACACCCTATATAAAAATGTATATAAGGTGTCATTAGGTTCTCTAGTTATATTTTTTACATATAATTTCATTAATTGTCTAAATTAGATTTATAAAATCCCCACAATTTAATTTGATTACCGCTATTAGGATTTAATTCAGGTTCTGTATTAAAATCAGATATTTCATTTAAAAAATCAATTTCTTCTTCATCTAAACCATCACCATTAACATTGCAAGACATTAAATAAATTCCAGCATTAAAACCATTATTCGATTTATACTTAATATAATTCTTAAAATGATGTTTAATTACAGCTTTTGTTAATAATGGTAAATCTTCTCCTTGAGAATTAGCCGTTTCTTCAATTTCACTATAAATTTCATCTATCTGACTCCCAATATTAACTATATTTTTAATACCACAACTAAAATCATTTGAATTATTTAACATTCCTAATTCATTTCCAATTACAACAGTTTGATTATTAAAATCAAAATATACTGTATTTAAACCATCACTAATGATACTATCAATCAAATCTTGTTCAGTTCTAACAATAACTGGTTCTGGTTCAGGAATAACTTCTTCTTCAACTTCTTGAAATAAGTCTTTATAATATCTAACAGTTTTATTACTGTCATTAACAATCATTACAGTTTCACCTTCATCAATAACAACTGTATATTTTTTATCTAATGTAAGTTTATAATTTTTTGGATTTGTACAAATTAATTCATTCATTTTTATTTCTTTTTTTAAATTTTTTTATTATTTTATCACATTCTTGTAAAAAATAAGGTCTTTCACTATAACTTCTATTTCCAGGAATATAAATAGTATCATCAAACATTTTATTTATTTTTTACTATTTCTATTAAATTTTTAAGTGCTTTTAACTCAGCTTTTTCATAACTTTTATTAGTATTAGAATATTCTGAAACTGTCATCTCTTTATTTGTTATGTCAAATTCAAAATTAGTTTCTGTGTGTGAATACGAGTATATGTCAATGTTACAAATTAATTCATAATTCTCTCTAAACCATCTAAAAGCTTGTTGATAAAGGGGTGCTGTAACTTTATTAATTTTACCTATATCACTATTTTTACCTGTATTAATTTGATAAGATGATAATTGTGGTGCAGTCATTAATTTGTTTTCATCATCTTGGTTATAAGCAAATAAACAAGGTTCATTAAATCCTAATTCTTTTAAAGCTAACGCTTCCTCATAAGATATAAACTCTTTTTCCATTATAATTTATCTTTAATTTCATTATAATCAGCTAAACTATAACCATCTACACCTTTTTTAGTATAATGATTTTTTAAACTATAACTAGAAATCCATTCTGCAGAAGTATTTGGGACATATTTTACAACTACTTTTTGAATTTTATCACACCATACTAATATCACTGATTTATCTTCTTCAATTAATTCAAATAAGATTTTAACCATTGCTTTCATTGATGTAGCTGGAAATCTAGACTTAGTTAATTCCCACAATTCTGTAATACTACGACTAGCGCCATCAATATTCTCACCTTTACCATTACATTGAATAATAGTAAATTGTGGATCTTGATATGATGGAATTCTTTTACCTGTTAAAAACTTTTTAATAAAATTCTTACGAGTTTTAGTTTTAGGTATATCTTCTTCTCTAACGTAAATCATTTTGATTTCTTTTTTAATTCGTAGTTTTCAAATAACCATTTTGCAAAAGTATTTAATCCAGGTTGTAATCTTAATCCTTCACCACTAAATTGTTTTTCTAAAGGTTGTTTTTCCCAAAATCTCCAAAATTCATCTATTATTGTTTTCATTATTTTTTAAATTTTTCTTCATAAATTTCCATTAATTTACTCCTAAGTTTATTATTATCAAGTTTACCTTTAGTAAAGAATTCTAATTTATTAATTTGCATTCTATTTACTAAAGGTATTACAATATTATATTGTGTGTGATAACAAGATTTTTCAAATTCTTCAAAACTAATCATAAATAATATAATAAAATTTTTTATTTATTTTAGCAATATTCTCATCGTCTTCAGTAAATTCAATAAACCAAGGAAATCTATTATCAAGATTATCTTTTACACAACAAATATCTCCTTGTTTAGGAAATTGCTCTAATTTTAATTTCTTTTTACATTCCATAATTTATGAGAGTTTCACGGTCCAGTCAGTATTATCAACTTCTTTCTCTTCAACAAAAGCAGATAGTCTAGAATCTTCTTCTTTACCATCTTTTTTATAAATGAAATAATGAGCAGCTTGAAGATATTGATAATTATTTAATGAATTAATATAGATTTTAGCAGCTTTAAGAATATCTTCTTTAGTATAATTAGGATTTTCTCCCATCCATCGTAACATTTTCTCTTTACAAGCATTTTCCGAACCCATGCTTCCAGGTTTAAGACCTTTCCATAGATTTCTATATTCTTCTATAAATTCATCAAATCCTTCATTAATAACACGATTAGATTTTTTAGTAATCTTTTTTTCTTTATAATTTGAATAATTACTTTCTATTGATAAAAAATCTAATAATAATTTACTTTTTTCACGAAGAATAATTTCAATACCGTTTATTTTAATAAATCCTTTACTTTCAAGAGAGTTATACCATAATTCACAATTTTCAATTATTTGTAAGTTATTATTAAAACCTATTAATACCAAAAATTCTTCAGGACTAATGTTTTGTTCTTTTAGAAAATTTAAATCTAATATAAAAGCTTCTTTCATATTATTTCTTTTTAGTTAAATTAATTACAATCATAAGAATAATAAAAGCACCTAAGATTATAAATCCTAATACACTTTCACTAATCATAACCGTCAATTAAATCTTCATTGATAGAAAGTAAATAATCTTCTTCTATTTCTTCAGAAACTACACCTGTACCATTACATAATGAACAATCAGTATATTCAAAACCTTTCTTACCATTAGTTTTAGGAATCATAACTTTAGTAGAGCCAATACAGGAGGGGCATAATTTATTTTTCATATTATCCTTCTATTGTTTGACATTCTGTTACATCAAAAATACTTGGTTTTTCACCTTTATTTTTTTCTAAAACTAATTTTAAATTTGATGAATAATAACCATTATTATAACCATAACCAGGAATTCTTAATGGAAAATTATTTGTTGCTTTTAATTCAATACCATAATCTTCTATTCTATCAAAAAATTTATCAGTATTTAAATCAAATTCTAAATCTTTGAAATCACTTTCAACAATATCGTTAAAACTTAAAAAATGATTTTCACAACAATCTTGATCGTGATCTGAATATAATTTATATCCATTTTCAAAATAGATAATTCCGTCTTTTATTTTTTCAATTTTTGTAGTCATTTTAATAATTTTTTAATAATTGTTTTCATAATAATTTATTTTTTGTGATTCAATTTCCCAGTTTTCTTGATTAATCTCTAAATAGTCTATTACTTGAAATATAGATACTTCCATATCTAATTCTTCAGCTATTTTCTCAGAAATTAATATGGGATTAGTAATTTGATGTTGTTCCATAACAAGATCAATAGCAAAAATATATTCTGGTTTATTACTCATTATCTATTATTTTATCAATTCTATAAACTGAATTTAAAGTTTCAAATGTATTTTCATCAATAATTTTAGTTACTGGTGATGTTGATATTCCACCAAGATGAGGTTTACCAAAACTAGTAATAGGATATAGATTAAATCTTTCACCAATAATTGGTTCTTTAGTAAAAATACCTTCATAATAATCTTCTAAATCACCATATCCAATACTTCCGTGAACAGGGTTATCAACTGCTTTTAATTTTGTAATTCTGTATCTTTTCATTAGAATAATTTTAACTGGTTTAATAGATTAATTTCATCAATAATTTTTTGTGTTTTAGAAATATAATATCTATAATTTACATTATACATTTCCCAAGATTTTTCTTCATAATTATTAAAGATTTTAACACCTTCTCCAACATTAACGTGTTGCATTGTACCAACACCGTTTTTTTGTTTAAATAAATATGGTGCGTTTTTACTAAAATAATATCTATTTAATTGTTGTTGAATTTGACCATTGTGATATACTGTAAAATCTTTACCAATTTTATTTGATTTACAATAATCATAAATATGAAGATTGTGTTTATCAGGATTAGATATAAATTCTTGAGGTTTGATATCGTCAATATAATATGATTGTAAAGCTTTAGCAATTACTAATTCGTCAACAGAATTACTTAATAATGGTTTTGTTACAAATAAACCTTTTTGTTTTAACTTACCAGATTTTGTTTCACAAATATAATTATTTACATTTTTATAAATAATTTTATTATAGTCTTCATGTTCAAATTCTAAATTAAAATTAATTGCAACTTGATTTATTTCTTGTTCATATAAATCTAATTGATTTTTAGGAACTAATACTTCAATTCCGTCAGTATTAGCTGAAATAACTTGCCAATTATTAATAATACATACTTCAATAGCTTTAGTTAAAAACACTTGTCCTATAAGTCTTAAACGCATTGCTCCTTCTGGAAAATATAACCAAGAATGTTGATTGTCTAATAATCCAGATGTAGAATTAAGAATTAATTTTAGAAATGTATCTTTAGCTTTATCTTTAGCTTTTTTAGCAATAATGCGTTCTGTTTTAACATTTAAGTATTGTTGCAACACTTCAGGAAATCTAATACAATTATAATTAATAATAATATTTGGATAAAGCGACGCAATATCAGAAGTTTTAATTTGTATTTCATCATTAGAATAATATTGTTCATTTTCATTTACAGAATGTAATCCACCAATACCATAAGTTAATCTGATAGATGTATTGTTAATATTTACTAATAATTCTTTACTAAAACTATTTGTAGAATTACATATATCTAACCATAATTGTTGAAATAATGGTAATTTAAATTGAGGTTCAAAACCTTTTAACAATGTACCTAATAACATTGTAGGTTTTTCAAATTTATAACCTCTAACTTCTTTAATATTTTTACCAGTAATTTTACAATAATCTTTCAATAATGCTTCAGATGCTATTTTGGGTGCATCCCAACTCCAACAATGTAAATTGTATTCTTTAACAATATTACCACGCAATTTAATATCGTCTTCCATATTAGAAGTTAATAAATCTAAAATACCTAAATCGTGAGTATAATTATAATATCTCAATTTAGGTAAATCTTCTAATTTAAGAATAGTATCTGGTTTAAATGGTAATTCTTGAACTGTATGATAACCTAATTGAATTCCTAATGATTTTAAACTAATTTTTTTAGACATTCTTAACATTTTGGACCAATATAGAAATAAATCTATATCGATCCATCCTGTTTTAAGATATTTAATTTCTTTAATTTCTTCATCAAAAGAATCTCCGTGAATAATCTTATCTGAAAAATATTTTAAATCTAAAGTTATATTAGACCATTCTAAATATTTATAATTATTATAATTTTTAATTAAATATTTAATAACCATATTATCATAATGAATACCGTTAAATGTTATTAGAAATCCTTTAAAGTTTTTACACCAATTATAAATTAAATCTAATTCATTCTTTTCTTCAGATATTTCGTAAAATATTAATTCTTTAGTAATATAATCTCGTATTCCAATACAGAAGTAATTTTTATATACCTCAATATCCATTAATTTTTTATCCATATATTCGTATTTAGTGAGACACACTTTAATACAATATGAATATTTAATTATTTATTTATTGTTGCTTTTAAACCACGAGTTCTTTTTGTGAATTTTCCACCACCTACTTTTATCATTTTATGACTTGGTTGTAAATCATCTCCAATTGTAAAGAATACTTTTCTTTTCTGTTTCATTTTATAATAATTTAATAATTAATAAGCTAATTTTTGTTGAGGTTGTTTACAAGTAGAACCAAATAGTTTCCATAATGCACCAATTTCAGGTTTTGGTAATAAATTATTAACTAAGCTATAATCCATTAGCTTTTTAAAAGCATATTTTCTACCAACAATTTTATTTGGTATATCACCGTGACGAAGTTTAACTTCTCTAGTTGAGACTTCTTCATTTGTTTGAATATTTTTAGCAACTGCTGTAATTGTTCCATTTTCTTCGTATCTAAAAAATACTTTTGTTTGATCTGTTTTCATAATTTTTATTTATTTGTTATTATTCGTTTATAATTTCCGCCCATTTACCTTTATAAAAAACAGTCATTCCTGTACAACCATCAATATTTTCAATAGTATTTAAATTTACAATATCTATATCTTGAAATGGATAATCTTTATGATCTTTAACTGTTCCAATATATTTAGGATAACAAGCAACTCTAAACTTAGTACCAATAGGATATAATCTTTTAGCTTTTTCTAATAAAGTTTCCTCTTTAACTTCAACTTTAGGTTCAATATAATGTTCAATATCATTAATATCTTTAACTACTTCAGGATAATTATCTGTGGCTATTGCTAATATTTTAGTTTTATTTTCATCATATTTAAACCCTATGATTTTAAAATGAAGACCATCTTCTGTTTTAACAACATCACCAATAAAGAATTGATTACCTTCATTATTTTCAACTTTAGTAATTGTTTCAATTGTTTCTATTATTTTAAATTGTGGCAATGGTTCGATAACTTTTTCTTCAACAATTTCCTCTTTTAAAACATATTTTTTGAATTGTTCAAAAGTTATTTCTGTTCCTAAAGCAAAAGAAGTTCCAGCAAAATTATTAGATGATAAATAATCATACTTAATTGGGTTTTTACAACCAATTCTTTTTTTCCTACGTAATTCATTAATTAAAGATCTGTTTTCTTCTGTAACTTTAATACACCAATAATCAGGTAACACAAATTCAGGTTCTTTAACTACAAATTGAGCATCATAAGCTTCTTTTGTTGATGGTTTTAAATATCGATCAAATTCATTTTCATTAAAACCTATTCTATGTTTACTATCTAAAAAGAAACCAAAATGATAAGTTTTTGTAATATCTTTAGAACATTTATAAATTTTACCAGCAGGTATATTACAATTTATTCTACAATCTGTGTTTATTAATTCAACATATTCAGGAATAAATGTTTTCATAGCTTCTTCAAATGTTATAAATTTATCTTGTTTAATACAAGTGTTTAACCAATGTTTTTCTTCAGATGTTGCGTTGATAATATTATTAGTTTGATTATTTGAAGATTTTTTATAAAAATATTCCCCAGGTATTGAAATCCAACATTTAATATTTAAGTGTCCATTTTGTATTTTATTTATGAATTTATTATCAAACACATAAATTTCACCTTCAATTAATTCTTCTTTTTTAATATATTCCATAATTTTTATTAATTAGTTATTATTTGTTATTTTATTATTATCTAATTAAAGAAAAAGTTTCGTTTTTACTAGCATGATAATTATTTGTTCTTATTTGAAACGGAGTAGTTAATCCCATTATATGAAACCACATTATTTGTGTAAATAAACATATAAGATTAATACATAATCGATTTGTATTCATAGTTTTATTATTATTTGTTATTTTATTATTCCTAATATAGTTTGTTATTTAAAATAAATATGGGTTACTTTAACATTATAATATCTGGACCGACCTGGTTACGGTTTCCAGACTAAGAATCGAACTTATTAATATAATACCTATCCTTAACGGATTATTTCACCCATATTTATCAACTAACTAACTAAACTATACATTATGAAACATAGTTTGTGGATGTAGAGGGACTCGAACCCTCTCTAACGGTACAGACTTACCTCTCCATAGAGTAATTCCAATTGGTTATGTCAGTCTTATTAGTAAATACACCCATCTTAATTTATTACAACCATCTAGGTGGTTCTTCTGGTAATGATGGTAATATACTTAGTAGATATATTATCCAATATACAAATGAAGGTATAATTACAATACTCATTAACAAATTAGTTTTAACTTCATTCCAAGTATAATTGGTTTTATTATTAGATTTTATAATATATCTGTTAATATAATAACAGATAATCATAGTTGCTAATATTATTAATATTGTTATAAATGTTTCCATAATTTTTAAATTTTTTAGTTATTTTTTAAACTGTTATTTAAATCTATTCGATTCCACAGATGAGTTAAAACTATTTCACCATTAGGAAACTGTAAGCTACACATTGTTTTCATAATTATTTATTTAAACAATTTATTTTATCACAAGAACAATCTAAATTGAATACAATTAGTGATATAACAATTACTGTCAATATAACCCATCCCCACCATCTAAATTGAAATGGTGAACATCCAGTAAATTTTTCAAATGCAAAAGCATAAACTTCTTCACCTAATGGATAACAAGATTTATCTAATTTATATAATTCATTAAAACACTTTTTATAAAATCCAGGTGGAAATGGAGGTGTTATTCCGAACCAATAAAACAATATACCTAATTTAGGTTTTTCTTTACATTTTAAATTTGAAAAACTATCTACTGAAATAGGATTTTTAAAACTTAAAGTTTTAAATACTTTTGGTAATAATATTAGTATTATTATCCCAAATACAATTAATAATATATCTGATATTTGCATTTTTTATTAATTTAAGTTATTTAATAATTTCATACCAATATGTTGGTATTCAACCTTTTTAATTTTAGTTGGAACTGTCCAATCTTTAGATTTATCGTCAAATCTAAAATCATTTAATACAAAATTCCAATAAAGTGACCATAAATAACTAAAATAAGGTTGTGTTAAATAACCAACTTTATTATATTTATTTTTTAATTTACTGAATTCATTTTGTTGAACCAATCTCAAATGTTTAAATATTTCTTGAGATTCAATAGCTTTTATCATAGAAGTTACTTTAACTCCTTTATAACCTGCTTTTTGTAATGTTGTAACTGTTGTCATAATTTGTTAGTTTTGTTAGTTAATTATTGTGGTAATGGGAAAAACTTTTGTAATAATATCATTAATACAAATGTAATAAATGCTCCAAACCACATTCCTGAAATAAATGCTTTATTTTTCATAATATTATTAGTTTTAGTTTAATTAAATCACCTTAAATATATTTGCAGTAATTGCGGTATCATAAGAATGTGTTTGAGGTAATTCTTCAATTTCTAATAGTCTTGGTGGACAACCTCCTCCAAAATAATGAATATGTTTAATTGTGTATATTTCATTTGGAGTTATAAAATTATCTCGTTCATTATTTTTCCAATAACATCCACATGACATTGAACAAGGATTGTCATTAATCATTATTTTATCTCCAATATTATAGTTTCTTTTTTCAAAAGAATTTGTATAATTTTGACTTAATTTATGATAATCCTCAATATCTTGATCTGTTGGATTTTTAGGTAATACTATATCTTTTCTCATTTTTATATTTTTTAAATTTAATTAAATCACCTAAGCAGTGGCGTTAATATATTTTATTATTTCTTATTTTTGTATCAATCGCAATGATGTGGTGTCCATGTAATAGTTTAATAAAGATTAACTCCTGCAAATTTTGTTATTATAATATTATAAGTGATGACCGTATTGTTTATAAATAAACGTATCGGGATGAGACTTCATGATTATAATAACGCATTCCTAGCCATTTTAAGGATTAGGTGATTTAATTTAAGATTTTAGTTAATGTGTTTTAAACTCTGGAATTGTTTTATTTTCCGACCAATGTTTAATAATATCTTTTCTAACTTTTATTAAATTTTGATAAATATTATCAATAATATTATTATAATGAACACCTATTTTAATTTCATCTTTATTTATAAAATAAATTTTAAAGTATATCCATTTATTATTATTAGATAGATCGTTATCATAAATTTCAGATATTTTATATACCTTTTCTAAATCAACAATATCATCATTTATATTTATTTTCATTTTATTGTAAAATTACATTAATAATATTCATTCTAATTCTTTTGTTGTGTGTAACAGCATCAACAAATTGTTTTTGAAAAGATTTTAATGATTGTTTAAATCCATTTGGATTAGATTTAATAAAGTCTTTATAATCTCTTTTAGCTACTTTTCTTTCATTTTTAGTGAAATGAAGTTCTTTTGTTGTTTCAACTGATTCATTTGTTTCAGAATCAATAGTGTATTTGACAGCTCTTTTATCCCAAGCGGTGTCTGCAAATAGTTTGTGTATTTCAGCTTCTGTTCTAAGACGACCTCTTTCATTAACAAAAGCTTGTTTGTTAATAGGTTGTACAATTTTAGTACCGTTTTCTAATGTGTAAGTTACTGTGTTCATAATTTTAATATTTAGTTTGTTTAAATTATTTATTATTTTATTCTAATTAATCTGCTTTTTTTGTCAAAAATCACATTTTCTTTATCGATGATTTTAACTTCTGAAATTAATATTTTACAAGGTTCATCTAAATACCAAATATATTCAGGATCTGTTTTTGAAATTGTACCAACTTCACAATATTGTGGATTAATTCCTGGTGGTTGAAAATATACTGTATTCATAGTTTTAATTATTTAATTTTATAAAATAACACTGTAGGTTGTCAATCTACATCTCCCCAATTATAAGTTTTAAATCTTATGCTATTGCTGCTTATAATTGTTATCCACACGGATAGGGTGCTAGACATTTGCACTAAATGTTATTTATTCACAGTTTACACGGACTGTTGTATTTTTAGTTTATTTATATTTCCATATATAACCATATGATGATTTTGAAACATTTTTACAACAATTTGTTATTGAAGATTAGTAATTATTTTATAATATTTTTAATTATTTCTTCAATTTCAGATCGTTGTTCAGTAGTAAACAACTTTTGTTTAAATTTTTTAATATTATTTAACCAATTAAAACTCATATTACCACAACCAGTTATACTTCCATTATCTTTAGGTTTTATTGGGATACTATAACTCGGATGAACGGTCCAAACTTTCAATTTATTATCTATTAATTCAAATTCATTAATAATATTTCCATCAATTACTTTATCACCAATAGTAAAGATTTCAGAATCACTTAAACGTTTAACAGAATGAATTTTATTACCATTACAATTTAATAATGCTTCGATATAGCCAGTATTTTTATATTCTGAAACATTATGAATTTGATGTTTATCTGAACGTTGTAAAGATAATTCTAATATTTCATAATCTTTTTCAACAACAACTTTTTCCCAAAATTCTGGATTTTTATCATACATTGATTGAACATATTCTCCTTGATTATTATGTCCTGATTTATTGAGGTCATCAATATACCCTAATTTAGGAGAACCAGGATATTCTTTTTTTAAAATGTATTTCATAATATTTGTTTTAAATTGTTAGTTTAATTAGTGGAGGTGTTCGGCTCTGCCCCGAAGTCTTCCTTACTTTTAATATATAATTTTATACAGCTTTTTGTAGAATTTAATCTTTAATGTCCCTTAAAAACTACTAAATGTGGACAAATGCTAAATTACTCTATAGCTAGAGTTTGATTGTATTTCTACAATCATTTAAACTATGCTGCTATTAACATTTCTGTTTTAACCTCAGTTCCACCATTTAAGATGTTGTGAACTACTTGCATATTTGCAGATACTTGATCTTTTCCATTTAAATTTTGTTACATTTAAGTAACTTTCACCTACTTCTGCTGAATTATATAACTATTATGCACGAATCAATACTGTTTCACCCCCTTATTTATTTTAATAAAAACCACTAATACTAGACATATATTAGTGGTTTGTTTTTTTCACACAACGAAGACTTATTATAGTGTGACTTTCTGCTAGGGTTTTTACCCACGTCCGTAGTTTATTATGAACATTTAATATAAAATAACATTGTACCTACTAAAATAATTGAACAAATTATTGTTAAACCAACCATTAAATTTGGATATTTTATATGATGTTCTGAAAGAATCCATTTTTCTATTTTATTTCGTATCATAATATTGTTATTTTTTTAAACCTATTGTTAAACAATATATTAAATTAACAAATGTTGCTAATAATAATGCGTCATAATATATAGGTAATTGTTCGTTATTATAAAGTGTTCCCCAAAATATTATTGATAGGAATACTATAACGGATGCAACAAACCATGTTTCCCACATAGATTGTTTTGGATCGTTTGAATATGTTGACATAATATCTAAGATTTAGTTATTGAAATGACCACATTGGTTGTTGTTTACCATATAACTTGATAGATATATAGGTAATAAATTTGTCTAAGTTTTTCATAATTTAGTTATTTAGTTAGTTAATAATTTGTTTATAAGAATTTAATGAATTTTAATTTAATATATTTAGTATTTCTACGTAAATTATTTGTTGAAAATCTCCAATCATTAATGTTGAAATGTTTATGATAACCGCAATAATTAATAATATGTTTGTTCCAAACGTTATTATTGTCAATATATTCTATTTCAAATTCACTAAAAATAGCTTTGTTTATAGTTCTAATTGTAATATAATTAAAACATTTGATTATAAATTGTATCATTTGGAATAATAATTAGTTTAAATTTGTAATAAATTGTTTGTAAATATATGTAGAATAGTCTAGTTAATTGGTAGACTATGTAGAGTGTAAAAGCTATAGAATCTATAACTGAAATGTTTTATTGATGAAGTGTGAGTAAAGGATATGGTGGGTGAATTGAACTAGAATTCACAACCTCAACAAATACGCCACTTCACAAAGGTTTTAAATAAATAATAACCATTTATTTTTATACCTTATATATAGGTAGAATTTATTGCAATAGTCACCAATTAAAATTTTAGCAATAGTAAGTAAGGTTTTATACTTATTCACAATAAAATGTTAGCACATATTAATCACATACTATTAACTAAAATTTAATTGATAACATTTAACACTATTATAACTTATTATATGATTTACTTATTCTAATGATAGATTGTTTAGTCCACGTGAACAGCTCACTCTTCTGTGAGAGTTAATCATTATTTTCAAAGATTCAGTAAATCATTCCAGATTCACACACATAATAAGTTATTATAGAGTCAAAAAAATATAAGGACTCCGAAGAGTCCCCATAGATTACGCTTCAGCCTGTACAGGTTCAGCTTTAACAGTAGTAGCAACAGCTACAAACTGTCTGTTAAGCTCCATATATTTATCAGCAGGACACAATCTCACTTGTGAGTATCTGTTAAGAACCTCTCCAGTAGAAGGATTCATATCAGACTCTTGAGTGTCGTAGAATGGAGTCTTGCTGAATGCACGATAAGTGGCTAACTTACCAGCATTGATAGCGTTGATAACCATATCAACTTGTTTAGTAACAGCATCTTCACTGTTACCTTTAATAAACATAATATGTTTCTCTTCAATAATGAAACCTGTTTCAAGGTTGAATGAAGAGTTAACATTTTGTATGGCAGATGAAACGATGTTTCCGTTAGTCCATACTGATTTTCCGTCTTTTACAAATTTAGTTGCGCTCATAACATAAAGTATTGTGAGTTGCGATCGAGACACGATTTCAACAACTCTGATTAAGTAGGGGAATATCCCCAAAATTTGAAAAGAGTGGGGTTGAAGTTTCTATTAGTTCACGCATTCATTCAATAAAATTTTTTAAAAATTTTCCCAAAAAAATTATTTTTTACCACCAAATTACACCTAAACGCTATAGGTGAATAACAATTTATGTAAAATAAATCACTTTTTATTAGGAATTGTCAGGAAAATAGTTTATCTTTGCAGTATTAAAATATCATTATTATTATGACGACTACGCTGGTAGCAACTAACAACTGCGACAGTGTCTCTAGGGTTAATAATGAGTCTGAAAACAACTGTTCCCAAAATAGTTAAACTGAAGTTGATTTAGCAAATGGTGTCACGAACCAAAAATGTCTTATAAAGGTAGCTACTTCTAGGTATTAAAACGCACTGCTTCATTAAAACAACTATTTGAATCAAAATAACGGTGTATGTGTTAAATCGCATAGGGGTTTTTCTGTCTTATAAGTAACAAACAATTTATAATTCAAATCTTTATTAAAGATTTATTCATATATTTTAAAATTAAACTAGTAGAAGTTATATCTAGACCTTTCACAACTGTGTTAGGTCTTTTTTTTGCACTAAATTGAATTATTTTGTATATTTTTGAAAAATAAATGTTAAAATATTTGGTAGTCTCATTTAAATTGATTACCTTTGTATAAATAAATTAAATATGGATAGTGGTATATATAAAATAGTAAATTTACAAACTGGTAAATATTATGTAGGATCTACAAAAGATTTTACAACTAGAAAACAATCTCATTTTTCAAGATTAAAAAATAATAATCATACTAATAAACATTTGCAGAGTGCTTATAATAAATATGGAATTGATAATTTTAAATTTGAAATTATAGAATATGTTCAAAAAGAATTACTTTTAGATATTGAACAATCATATATAGATGACTCTGAAAAAGAAAATATTTATAATAAAACATATATTGCAGGTGCTGGTGGATATGACACTTTATCAATACCAATTTATCTTTTAGATTTAAACGGTAATATTATAAATGAATTTAATTCTATAATGGATTGTTGTAGAAATTTAAAAATAGCAAGAAGAGATTCTAGATTTATTAATACTGATTCAAAAATTAAATCTAAATATAGATTAGTAAGTAAAGAATTTTATAAACAAAATATAGATGTAATTTTAAAATGGAAAAATTATACTCGTGAACATGAAGAAAAAGGTAGACTTTATTTATTAAGACAACAAGTAGTAGTTACTAAAGATAACATAACTATTGAATTTAATACTCAAAAAGAAGCTGGTAATTATTTAGGTATTTCCAGAGAAAGAGTTAGACAAATATTAAAATCAAGTAGTAAAAAATTTGAAATTAGATATAAATATCCAGAATTACAATAAAATTTGAAAATAATTGCAAAAAAATTAGGAATTAATAAAAAAATTGTTTACCTTTGTAGTATAATTAAAATAAATGAAAAACATACATATAAATAACGATGATAATTATGCAACTCCACCAGAATTGTATAATGAATTAAATAAAGAGTTTAATTTTGATTTTGATCCTTGTCCTTATAATGAAGGAGACATTATAAATGATGGACTAAAAATAGATTGGGGTAAATCAAATTTTGTCAATCCTCCTTATAGTCAAAAATTAAAAGAACAATTTATTATTAAAGGAATAGAAGAAATGAAGAAAGGTAATGTTTCTGTATTTCTAATACCAGTTTCAACATCAACTAAATTATTTCACGATTATATTAAACCTAATGCTAATGAAATTAGATTTCTTAAAGGAAGGGTTAAGTTTGGTAAGATAAATGATAATGGTGAATTTTATTATCCTTTAAATAAATATGGTAAAGTTCAAAGTGGAACAAAAGATAGTATGATAGTAATATTTAAAAATTAATTTATGACAGGTTTTAAACATAATAAATTAGAACAATGTTGTGACTTCAATATAGAAGTTATTTACAACGATCAACAACCAATTGGATTTGAAGATTGGTCTAAAACTATAACTAAAGATAAATGTAGAGTTACGTTACCAGACAATACTTCAATAGATATTAGAATGTATATTGATTTAAATGGAGTATTTAATAATTATGATTTTACTAATTTTTTAGTAAATAGATTTTTATAATTATAATGGAAAAAGATAATATACAATATTTTAATGATGAGTGGAATAATATGAAACCTTCAGATTTTATTGAAAAATATACTAAGGTGTTAGATAAAGATGGTAAACCACAAGATATAGTTTTAAGAGAAAAAGATAAAGAATTTATAAACAATTATTATAAAAACAAAAATGCTAATAAACATACAAAATAAATATAACGAAATAGAACAACATATTATAGAGAATCAAAAAGATATTTTTAATATGTATAATTATTATACTAAGAAATGGAGAGGTAATAGGTTATCAGATATTAATGTTGGATTATTTTTAGGTGATGGTAATGTTCCAACAGTACAAATATTTGTTCGTAATAAGACTGGATATGTACGTAGTCACATATTGTTTAATAAAACTGGAGATACAATTATAGATATTAAAACTTTAAATACTACATTTTAATGAAAAACGGAGAATTAATAGATTTAAGAACTGAAAAAGAAATTATGGAAGAAAATAAAGTTTATAATCCTAAAGAATTAGGATATTGGAGAAATATATTTCCAACTAAAACAGATAACGAATTAGAAGAATATAGAACTAGATGGAGTAATGAGAATCCTAAATATTTAAAATTTAAAACTTATAATATGTATTCTAATGCTAAAAGTTATTTAAATGGTTATTTGAAATTTAAACAAATAATGAATAAAGGTAGTAAAGGAAACCAAGATGTAGTTTTAGCTTTTAAAGATAAAGAATCTGGTTTTGGAATGATTAATTTAGGTTATTCTGAATTGTTTAAATTAGATCAAGATGATTTGTATTATTTATTACATAAATATAAGTATTTAGAAGATGATTCTAAAGTAGAGAATATTAAAAAGATTGAAAATGAGATTCAATATAATACAGAAATGTGGATGAATCATTCAAGTGAAATAGATAAATTAGAAATAGAACTTAGAAATATAAAAAAATAATGCATACATATTCAAAAAGAGGGGTAAGAAAGAAAAATGTTTTAGATAAACTTAATACTAAAAAACAAGTTAAACAATTTTATACTAAATTAAGACAGATTAATGAATTATCTGATTATCTTAAAACATTAGAAGATAAAGTAACAGAAGATAATATAGATTCTATTGTACCAGAGTTAATTGGTAGAGATTTAGATTCAATAGAAAAGAGTTTAATATTGAATAGATTAAATATGGGAACCGATGAGTAAAGAAATTACCGCTCAAAATATTTATAACTTCATAGAAGGTAATATTAGATTAAGAACAAAAAGTATTCAGCCACAACATATTAAAGAGCAGATAGCATATCGATTATTAAAATGTTCTAATGATTGTGCTAAGAAAGGAGAATGTATTGTATGTGGATGTGATTTTCCAGATAGAGCATATTCTACAGAATCTTGTAATAAAGAACGTTTTCCAGATTTTATGAGTAAAGTGGATTGGGAATTATATAAAATAGATAATTTTGGAAAATAATAGTTATGTATATAGACATAAAAGATTTGATAAAAATGAAATCTTTTATATAGGTATTGGTAAAATATCTAATTATAAAAGAGCATATACAAAACATCATAGAAATATTCACTGGAATAATATAATTAATAAAACAGAATACTCTGTAGAAATATTAGTAAATAATATGTCTTGGGAGGAAGCTTGTGAGTTAGAAGAATTTTTAATATTATTATATGGTAGAATAGATTTAAAAACAGGAACGCTGGTTAATCTTACGAATGGTGGTGATGGTAGAAATGGTTATATTGTAACAGAAGATAGAAAGATACAGTTGAGTAAACTAAAGAAAGGTGTTAAGCGTTCAAAAGACACTTGTGATAAAATATCTAAAGCTAGAAAAGGTATGAAATTTACAGAAGAACATAGAGAAAACCTTAGAAAAAATATAGGTATTAAAATAATAGATACTGTAACAGGGAAAATCTATAATTCAATTTCAGAAGTATCAAGACTATTTCCAATAAGTAAAAGTAGTTTATATCGATATTTAAATGGTGAAAGAAGAAATAAAACAAATTTTGAATATTATAAATAAATAAATAATTGGATAAAGAATATAAAATACACGAAAAAGATTTAAAAACAGCATTAGACCATTTAGATACGTTCCAAACTAAAATGGAATTGTTTACAGGAAAGTATCCTAGATTCTCATATAAGGTTAATGTTAATAAACAAGAAGATGGTTGGTTAATACTATTAAATATTAAAACTAAAAATGAGCAAAGAAATACTCAAACAGCTCAACAAACTGTATAAGCATGTTGAGTATGTCAATAAAATGCATGTATTTCCGTTCTATGATACTGAATGGGTACAAAATATAAAAGATAAATTAAATGAAATTAAAATGAATAAAGATAACGATTATGATAAAGAACCGGTCTTTGCTTGTAAACATTGTGGTACATTAGTTGTACCAAATCAATATGAAGTAGATGATGATGGTAATGAAATATGTCAAAGATGTAATTCAGTGAATGAAGTTATTGAATATAAAGATATATTTGAATATAATAAAGAACAGAAGATTAAACCTAAATATTAATTATGGAGAATGTTAAATCTGCAAATTTAAATGTAAAGATTAAAAATTTCTTCTTTAGATATATTGAGTTTTTAAAACCTTTTCATAAACTTCAGAAGCAACATTATACAGTAGTAGCTTTATTATTATATTATCATTATCAGTTTTCTAAAGAGATTACTAATAATAAAATTCTATGGAAAACAGTATTTGATTATGATACTAAAATTCTAATCACAGATGAATTGGGTATTACAACACAAGGTTTAGAAAATATATATACAAGTCTTAGAAAGAATAAAGTTATAATTGATAATGAAATATCTTCTGTATATATTCCTCAAATGAATAAGAAAAATAAAACATTTA